TCATATAGAGTTAAAGATACCAGGATTTGGTGAGATGTCAGGAACAACATTAAGAGCGGCATTAGCAACAGCAGACCAAAAAACATTTAAAGATATAATGGGTTGGTATGATCCTAAATTGCATATGTTACTTAGAAAAAAATTTTCTCAAGTAATTGAATCATTTCTTATTGAAGCAACTACAACCGGATTATCTGGCAAATCATTAGTCGATGATGGACCAAGATATTTTTATGGTAATCAAGCAACCTATAGGAAAAAAACTAATGAAATGGCAAAACGATTAGGATATGAAGTTATAAATTATATTGTAAAAGATGACCCAATAGAAATTCATAACACAAATTTTCCAGATGGTCCTCCATTAACAGTTTCATATTTTCCAACAGGAGTTAAGGGTGGAGAATTTGCAGGTACTGATTATATAAAAGATTATAAAGGTAGGCCTGGATATAATATTTGGAAAAAATATATTTCAAAAGTAGCACAACAAGTTGGATATAAATTTTTAAATTTCCTAGGAGCAGAAGATTCGATTGATTCAAGTAAAGGAGAAAAGTTAGTGCCAACAACATTAAAAGAAGATATCAATCTACCAATCAATATAGGAGATACAGTAATGATGGGTAGATTTAAAAATAAACCAGTAGTTGTTAAATCAGTCAATTTTAATGATAAAGGAGATTTGTTAATTAACGGCCGATCGGCAGCAAGATTTAGAATACCACCTAAAGAAGATTCAGAACAGGCCTTGACACGAGAATGGTGGTCAAATACATTTAAACAACTGTTAACAGAGGCAAAAGCTAATACACATTTAACTCATTTAGAAGAATTAATTTTAACTCAAGGAGAAGCAGGATATAAACAAGCTAAATCATTCTTAATTGAATTACTTAAAAATCTTAAAGGAAATTCTAATACAGAAGTTAATACATCAGTTAAATGGGACGGCGCACCTGCAATATTTACAGGAATCAATCCAGATAATGGTAAATTCTTTGTAGGAACAAAGTCTGTCTTTAATAAAGTGCCTAAGATTAACTACACAATGGAAGACATAGATATGAATCATGGAGAAGCTCCAGGATTAGCTAAAAAATTAAAAATAGCATTACAATATTTTCCGGCATTAGGTATAAAAAATATTTTGCAAGGTGATTTTATGTTTGATTCAAGTATGGTTAAATCTACTAGTATAGATGGTAAACCTCATTTATCATTTCGACCAAATACAATAACATATGCTATAGAAGCAGATTCTGATTTAGGAAAACAAGTTGCCGCGGCTGAAATTGGAATAGTATTTCATACAACATATCAATCATTACAAAGTGGAGCACAATTTGGAGCAGATGTAAGTGGATTAAGAAAAAATCCTAATGTTTGGTTTGATGATGCATTTTTTAAAGATACAACCGGAACAGTTACATTAACAACTGAAGAAGCAAAACAAGTTGCTTTAAAAATTAAACAGGCAGATGCGATAAAAGTTAATTATGATAATCTCCCTGTTGCAGACTTAAATATTTATCTTAATAATGAAATAAGATCTGGTCAATTTGTAAATAATCCAAAAGTATCATTTAAGGCATTTCAAAAATGGTATCAAGCTAAAATAGATAAACGAGTAGCAAAATTAAAATCAGAAAGGGGTAAAGCAAAAGCTATTGCAATTGGACAAGAACAGATAAAAATGTTTCAAAGTCGACAACAAGATATAATTAATTTATTTAAATTATCAAAATTATTATCAGATGCAAAAATAATTTTTGTACAAAAATATAATAATGCTATTTATAATACAAAACATTTTGTAGATGATGGCAAAGGAGGATTGAGAGTAACAGCACCAGAAGGGTATGTAGCAGTGGATAGAATAGGTAATGGTGTTAAATTTGTAGATAGAATAGAATTTAGTAGAGCTAATTTTGCTATGGATAAAGGTTTTACAAAATAATTAAAGATATGTCAATAAGTAGCATATTTATATAAAATAACAAAAAACCATATTAAATTAAATAGGGACAAAACATGAAAGAAGATATTTTAAGAGGGATGATTCGAAAACAAATCAAAAATAGCTTAAAAGAGGCTCCTGATATGGCTAGAGCAACAGTAGGCACTAGTTTAGGTAGGGTAGAAAAAATGGCTGGCGTTAAGATGTTAAAAAAAGCATTAGATGCCGGAACTCCACAACAAAAGGCAGCCGGATTAATGACAGTAATAAAAGCTATATCTGGCGAAGATCCTCAAGTAAGAAAAATGTTAGCAAGAATGCTAATAAAAAAAGACCCAACGACATCAGATTCTTCAGTAGAAGAAGCCTCTTCATCAGCATTAGCACGAAGACAAGGTCAAGTTGACAAAACACAGGCAATGAAAATGATGAAAGCTACATTAGGAACTAAACCAGCAAATCAACAAGCAGAGTTTGTTTTTGATTTATTAAACGGTTTAGGATTGAAAGATTCGGCAAAACAACGAATTAAAATGAGAATACGACAGGAGTTAGGAAAAAAATAAATGAGCAATAAGTTACAAAATATAAAAGCTGTTAAAGATTTATTAGCAGGTAAGCATAAATCTCAAACTAGAAAATCTACATATTTTGGAAAATCAAACATCGAAATCCCAGAAAAAGATATTTTAGAAAAATTCGAAGACGGTAAACCAAAAGTTTGGATAGAAACAAAACCAAATGGAACAAGGATAAAGGTTACTCAACACGATGGATTTAAATCAAGAGTTCCGGAAAATAGTATAACTGATCAAGTTCGTGATATATTAACAGTACCAGATAAATGTCCCAAATGTGGTACTGAAATGAGAAATGACGAACAACGATTAAATTTCAAATTTTGGTTTAAACGCCAATCATGCTTTGGCTGTGTACTAAGTGAAGAATCTAGAATTAAAAATAAAGGTCCAGAAGCTTGGAAAAAATATCAAAATAAAATTATGAAATCTAATGCAGAATCTTGGTTTAGAGATACTGATAAAGAAGTTGAAATTCTTAAAACACAAATGAAAGAAACAATTTGGGGTAATGCACAAGGAGAAGTAGGACAAATAGATATCTCAGATATGGTTAAAAAAATTGATAAAGATTACAAAAAATTAAAATCTGAAATCAGAAAAAGCTTTAAAAACTAAAAAGGAAAGTTATGAGTATAATAAATAAATTATTATCAGGCGGAGCTAGTAAATTAGTCGATTCAGTTGGAGATGTATTAGATAATGTTATAACAACTGATGAAGAAAAATTAGAAGCAAAGAGAAAATTAAAAGAATTGATTCTAAGTCATGAAGCAGAAATGGAAAAAAACATTACTGATAGATGGACTGCTGATATGAATTCTGATAGTTGGTTATCAAAAAATGTAAGACCATTAGTATTAATATTTTTGATAGTATGTACTATGTTATTAATTTTTATCGACGCCGGCGCAATTTCTTTTACAGTTGAAGAAAAATGGACAGATCTACTTCAACTAGTTCTTATTACAGTTATTGGTGCCTACTTCGGTGGTAGAAGTATAGAAAAAGTTAGAAAGAAAAAATAAGCTAATTTATTAGGTTTTCTGACAAAAATTTCTTATATTAGAGTATATAATGGCAGTAAAGAAAACACTAAAAGAAATTATACGCGATGAATATAAGAAATGTTCAGTCGATCCAGTACATTTCATGCGTAAATACTGCATAATTCAACATCCTACTAAAGGTAAGATGTATTTCAATTTATATCCATTTCAAGAAGATTCGTTAAGACGTATATCAGAAAATAGATATTCTGTTATTCTTAAATCTAGACAGTTAGGTATATCAACTTTAACTGCAGGATATGCATTATGGAAAATGTTATTTAAAACAGATTATAATGTGTTAGTTATTGCAACAAAACAAGATGTAGCTAAAAATTTAGTTACAAAAGTAAGAGTAATGCATGATAATTTACCACCATGGCTTAAAGGTAAAACATTAGAAGATAACAAATTATCCTTAAGATTTAAAAATGGTTCACAAATTAAAGCTATATCATCAAAAGGTGATGCAGGTAGATCAGAAGCACTATCACTGTTAGTATTAGATGAAGCCGCCTTTATTGATAGAATTGATGAAATATGGACGGCAGCACAACAAACATTAGCAACTGGTGGTGGCGCTATAATGTTATCAACACCAAATGGTACTGGTAATTTATTTCATAAAACATGGTGTGATGCAGAAGCAGGAGGACAATTTCATCCAATCAAACTACACTGGACAGAACACCCAGAACGTGATCAAGCTTGGAGAGATATGCAAACTCAATTGTTAGGAGAAAAATCTGCAGCACAAGAATGTGATTGTGACTTTATAACTTCTGGTCATACAATTGTTGACGGTCCAATATTACAGTGGTATGAACAAACATATGTAGAAGAGCCAAAAGAAAAAAGAGGATTTGATGGTAATTATTGGTTATGGGATTATCCAAACTATTCAAAAAATTACACACTAATAGCTGATGTCGCTCGTGGCGATGGCGGAGATTATTCTGCATTTCATGTTATAGAAACAGAAAGTATGACTCAAGTAGCAGAATATAGAGGTAAGATAGGAACTACAGAATATGGACAAATGTTAGTAGCCGTTGCAACAGAATGGAATAATGCATTACTAGTAGTTGAAAATGCAAATATAGGCTGGGCAGTAATACAAGTAGCAATTGATAAAGGTTATGAAAATTTATATTATTCATATAAACAAGATGCATATGTAGATGAAGACGTGCATTTGAGAAAAGGATATGATTTGAAAGATAAATCAAAAATGGTCCCAGGATTTTCAACTACATCAAGAACAAGGCCATTAATAATATCTAAAATAGAAACGTATTTTAGAGAAAAATCACCAATTGTAAAGTCAAAACGATTGATAGATGAATTATATGTCTTTATATGGAATGGGTCAAGGGCAGAAGCACAAAGAGGATATAATGATGATTTGGTAATGTCATTTGGAATTGGGTTATGGGTAAGAGATACGGCATTACGATTACATCAACAAGGAATAGATTTATCAAGAAAGGCCTTAGGTCATTTTGGTAAATCAAAAGGAGTTTATACTTCAGGACAACAAACACCAAAAGAATGGAAATGGAATACTGGAGATAAGGATAATGAAGATTTAACTTGGTTAATTAAGTAAATCACATATTTATAATAAATTGGAAAATTATGGCAAATACATCTTTAAGAGCACGATTAGGTAGACTTTTTGCAACTAATGTAGTTGTAAGACGAATTGCAAAAAATCGTTTAAAAGCAGTTGATACTAATAGACTACAATCTACTGGTAATTTATCTAATAAACGTTATGTAGATAGATTTTCAGGAGTACATAGAGGCGCGCCAGGATTTGGTTCATATAATCAAAATCAATCATATCATACATCAAAAATAGAATTATTTACAGATTATGAAGCAATGGATATGGACCCAATCATATCATCGGCATTAGATATTTATGCAG